AGCCTGGAAGGACCCCTCGCGGGGTGCCGGCTTGCCGTTGACCTTGGCAGCCGTTGCCGGCTTGGCAGGCTTGGCAGCCTTGGCGAACGGCTGATTGATGACCTTCGCCAGCAGCGCCGGCCCAGGCATGCCGGTGGCTTCCTGCTTGGCAGCCGCCAGCCGAACCTTGGCAGCCTGGACGCGACCGCGAGCGCCGGTCAGGACCTTGGCAGCCTGGGCCGGCTTGGCATCCGGCAGGCTGGCATTCCGCACCCAGCTATCCTGCGGGCTGGTGTAGGAACCCCGCTTGCCTTCAGCCTTCAGCCGCTCGACCTTGGCAGCCTGCAAGGCATCGTATTCGGCCTTGGTGATTTCGACGGCAGGAAAGGTTGCCGGCGGCAGGGCCTTGGCAGACCTGAAGCCGATGCCGCCCTTGCCGGTCAGTTGGGCCGACTGGTAGGCACGGCCCGAAGCCGTTGCCCGAAACGCGGTGATCTTGCCGTCTGTAGCCTTGTAAAACTTGGTCATTGTCATGGTTTCCTTGGTGGGATTGTTGGAAGGGATGGCCGGTCAGTCGTCCAGTTTCACCGTCAAGCCGTAGTCGATGGCGGCTTGCAGGCGGTCGCAGGCATCATTCAACATGTCAGACAGCCTGTTCTGGCCGGCTTCGTCTGCCGCGCAGATCAAGTCATCCAACTGGCAAGCCAGCTTCTCGATGTCTTCCTGGTTGACTGGCGTAATTTTGGTCTGGGCCGGGGTCTTGGTCATTGTCAGGTTCCTTGGTTGGGTTGCGTATAAGGTTCGTATAAGGTCATTCAGGTCTGTAGGCAGGCACAGGCATGCCCCGGTGCATTCTTTACGGCGTAAAATGTGCGTTTTCAATGCCCTAGACGGTCAGGCAATACCATGCGCTGGCATGCCGGCGTTGTGGTGAATAACGCAGAAATCCAGGAATAGCCCAACGGACTCAGCGTGTTAGGCCACAGACATGCCCGCATCATATAAGGTCTGATATAAGGATTGCAGGTCTGCTGACTGCTGGATGCATGGCTTGCATCCAGGGATTTCGTCACCGTCACAGCAGCCAGAAGATCATCCCGCCAGCCACTGCCGGTAGCTGGCCAGCAAGGCAACGGCATCAGCCTCCCTGACCGGCAACTCGGGCAGTGCGCCAAGCCGCTCCAGGTTGCCGGGCATGGCATCAGCGCAGATGGCCATTGCCTGGGCGTGTGAGTAGCGACCGGCATCAGCGACGGCTTGCACGTATCCATGCCGTCCAGGTCCCCACCACGCGCCATGTTCATGCGACCAGATCAAATAGGGTTCCGTCATTGCGTGCTGCCTTCGATGTCAGCCGCGACTTGCCGCAGCAGGACTGGAAGCGTCAACCGCAAGTCCGAGTTCACTTGCACGCTGAAGCCTGACCCCAGGTTGCCGTCGACCAGGATCAGGACGACGCCCCGTGCCTGCGACGCCGTGCGGACATAGGTGGCAAGCTCGTCGTATTTTCCAGGACCTTCAGCCAATTGCATTCCCCTGATGCATCAGTTGCATCTGGCATCCTGGCCGGATGATCCGTCAGTCGTCAATCACGGCGGGAGCAGCCTGGACAGGATCATGTCTAGCTTCGCCTCGATGATCTGAAGTCGGTGCGAGACTGACAACTTCGGGCATTCCACCAGCCGGGGCTTCGCTGGCGGACCTTCGCCACGCAGATACACACCACGCGCAGCCAGCCTGTCGCGCACGTCTTCCAGGCTTCGCTTGCCGAACTTAGGAAGCCGCATCAATTCAATCGCGCTCATCCCTGCCAAATGGCGAATTGTGATGCTATGCCACATGCCGGTCGTCAGGCATGAAATGCCGTTGATCGCCCGCGCCGGCAGGTCCAGGTCCTGGATTGATTTGTCGAGTATGTCATCGAAGGAATGCGTTGCGCTCATGGTCGTCCTTTCCGCTCGCGCACTTCGGGCGTTGGTGCCATGCGTGCCACTTCCATGATGGTCAACGGCTTGCGCCATTGCCGCGTGACTGGCAGATGACCTGCCGGCCATTCATCAGGACCTGACTCGTATAGCGGCTCATCCGTCCCGCAGCGGGCGAATACCCGATCTCGTGCAGCTTCAATCGCGCGATGCATGGTCAGGCTCCAACGGAGCACTGCGACCGGCTTGCCGCGCCGCTGATGACTTAGCGACAGTTGCCATAGCGGGCGTCCACCAGCATAGCGGTGTCATTCCAGGCCGATATTGACTGTCAGGCATGCCGAGATGCTGGACCCATTGAGCCACCAGAAATGATCGTGGACGATTTGACGTTCTGGATCGTAGACCGGATGTGCCAGGGCGAATTCAACCTGCTTCACGCTCACGACGTGCTTCCTCCAGCTTCTGTTCACAGCAGAGTCCAGCCTGCGCAACGGCCCAGGCGCGTGTCTCGTATCTGACGGCAAGGGATGGCCGGCCAGTCAGCCGGCACGCATCAGCCGTCTCGCGCAACCGGGCGGCGGTTGACCGGAACTCGTTCGCCAGCAAGGCGAATTCGTCCTGTTCCACCCGGTCTGCCTGCGGCGTGTCGCTCATGGCTTCCTCCGTGCCTGTTTCCGATGGCTGGAGGCCGTACGGCAGGCTGCCGCCATTGGCATAGCCTCGGCAGGTTGAAGCCAGCCACGCGCAGCCGCATGGACCTTGCACCATGCCATGGCTGGCTTGGCGCGCGTGACCAGGATGCCACCAGGGGCATAGATCGCCTCGCTACCGGGCGCGACGGCAATTGCCTTCCGTCCGCATCGACAGCGAGGGATCATCAATGCACCTTGGTCTGTCGCTTGGCTGCCTGGATGGCTTCAACGGCTGTCACCAAGGCCCCGGCGAACTCGCCAAGGATCATCGCATCCTGGACGGAACCCATCCGGGGAGCTTGCTGCATGATTGCGCGCGCAAGGCCGACTGCCTGCTTCTCGCTGGTCAGGAACTTGGCATCCCCGATGCGGATCACCAGGACCTCATGCTTCAGGTCTAGCGTATCGCCTGCTGTTGCAGTGATCAGGATGTCTTCCGTCCTGTCCTGCTGCCTGAAGGCATCGAACAATGCATTGAGTCCATCCGTGCCGGTCTTCGCACCGTTGGCAATGCTCATGCGGCGTCTCCCAGGATCGGGAACAGGACCTCCGCGCACAGTCGTGCTGCCTTCTGCGTGGCGAACGGCTTATTACAGCAAGGGCATTCTGCAACCGGCAGACCTTCGCTGCGCGGCATGATGATCCACGCGCCGTCAGGACCTTGCATTAGCTTCAGTCCATCAATGCGACAAGAGTTCGTCCAGCGGTCTGCCATCACGTATCCCCTCCAGTAGTCTGACGATTGCATCCTGCACGTCGATTTTTCGGTTGGCGCGGCGGCGGTTCATGGTGCCTTGTTGGCACATTCGACCGTATACGTCGCGCTTCATGCGCGCCTCCTGCTTTGCCTCGATGATCATGTCTTGCAGATCAACCGGCAGCAGGTCGTCTGACATGTCACATTCCCTTTTTGATGGAACGTGCCATCCATCTGCGATAGTCGCGAAGCCGCCACCGCGTCAGCTTGCCTAGCCTGATGGGTGCCGGAAATTCGCCGTCGCGGATCATCCGGTAAATCAATGACTCGGAACAATTCAACATGGCGACCAGCGTTTTCACATCCAGCAGCCGGTCGTCTTCGTCAACTGTGTTTGACAGCAGGACCTGCGGCGGCGGCACCGCCCTCTGCACTATCGCTGTTCCGGTTATCTTCGGTCGCGCCATCACGTCTCGCTCCTTGCAACATTGGCATCATCGGCAATTCCTGTTCGTCATCGTCCTCGGTCCCGCCGCCCACGGCTGCTATGACCGGCAGCGAATCAACGCGTGCACACCAATATGCCAGGACACGCCGGCGTGCCGGTGGCGCGAGGCTGGCAAGGTCACGAATGCCCCTTCCCAGTACCGCCATCTCGTTGTCGTTCGGCTTCATTGCTGGATGTTCCCCTTCAGTGCATTGCGGCGCGCCTCGATGGCTTCATCCAGGCGGTCCATGTCAGGCGGGATCAGGTGCCGCACCCTGGCAATCCATGCTGCATTCGTGGGCAAGCTGTTCAGGCTGATCAGGTCCATCTGGTCAACGTCCAGCAGCAGGTCAGCCAGCCCGCCGTCATCTTCCTGGACTGCCAGCCGCTGGTGGGCATCCCGCAGCGCATCATTGACCAGGGCGCGGTATGTGGTCGGCGCTTCCCTCAGGACGCGGCGCACGGATGGATGTCCGCCGATCTCGGCAACGGCTGCGGTATTGCCGGCCCGCTTCAGCAGGTCCTGGAGGTTCGCGAGCCACTTGGTGCCGTTCTGTTCAGCCAGCGGATCGGAACCGCCTGGAGCCTTGTCCTGGTCGCCCCTGCCGTATGCCTGATCGGCCTGCCTGTCCTGGTCGCCCCTGCCGTATGCCTGATCGGCCTGCCTGTCCTGGTCGCCCCTGCCGTATGCCGGCTGTTCAGCCTTGCCGTCGATGACGATGCCGCCTGCTTCAGTCTCTCGGCCTTCCATCTCTTCGTGCGTGTAGTCCAAGCCTTCCTCGGGGAAGGCAGCACGCAGGACGGCTGACTTGACACATTTATGTAACATTTGCCGGGGTGCCTTGGTCCACCGCTCATTGGGAACCTCGCTGCGGAAACCGGCACGCCCGTAGCATTCCATCCAATGCAATTGTTCGGTGAAGGCGCGGCGCTCGCCGCCGACGAGCCGGTAGACCGTGACAGCACACCAAGCCGGAAAGACCAGCCGAACCTGCGTGTCGCGTGTCGTGCCGTCTTCGTTCTCAAAGCTGCCCTTGAAAGTGTGCTCGATGTCAGGTCCCCACACTGGCAGGTCCATGCCGGCCCACTTCTGTGTGCGTGCAGCCGTGATTTCGACTTCATTGATGCCTTGCATCACCACCTGAACCTTGCGGCGCAGCCGGCTGTTCCACATCGGCACGACATGGACAGGCCGCTTGTAAGGATCGAGCCGGCGCACCGCGCAGTATTCCATGACAGCCATGAGCACTTCGGGCGTCTCGGCGCTCGGGTAGCATTCACACAAGGAACGCCACGCGATGTCGGTCCCGCTGAATCCTGGTGGCTTCTGGTACCGTGTAGCGACCGTCAGTGCTTGTGCCTCGCGTGCCATGTCAGATCCCCGCATCCAGTTGGTCATCAATCAGCCGGTAGGCGCGCAATCGTTGGTAGGCTTCCAATGCGTGCTGCTTGCCTTCCTCCATCATGTCGATGCAGTGGCCGGCGACGGCACGTTCCTGCGCCTCGATCCAAATGCCATAGGCCACCGCCAGCGTGGCGCAGCCGTCAGGTCCTGGCATTCCAGCCTCGCGCAGCACCTCGGCAAACCGATGCGCGAGCTTAATGGACAAGGCGGTATTCTCAGCGGCCATCCAACAATTCCCTTTCAAGTTTTGGTCTCGGTCTGATCAGAGCAACAGAAGGCATCGGATTGGACAGGACAGCGCCCGGTATGATCTCCCCTTGCATCAATCCTTCCAGCAGGGCTGCCCGGTCAGGTTCGCGCTTGGTTCGCACGTATGCATCCGGTAATGCCTGCTCGTCGGTGATGACCACGCTCGCCTTGCCTGGACGGATGCTGACGGTTGCCAGACCTGCCGCGAAGCTGCGGCGTTCCAAGGCAGCCATGACATCGAACAGCAGTTCTCGCAGCCAGGACGACCGCATGTCGTAGCGTTCCTGGCGTGCCCGCATGGATGCCGCGATGACCTTGGACTCTGCTTCGCGTGCTTCAGCGAACACGATCGCGGCTACAATGCGCCGCAGCAATTCATCCGGTTGCACAACTGACGGATCAGCATCAAGCGCAGTCTTAATCGCCTGTTCGTCCGTATCAATGCTTGGGTCTGCTTCCAGCAGTGCCTTGGCACGTTGCCATGCTGCGATGCACCGTTCGATAGTCGATGGTCCTGGCGCGCGTTCGCTCACTCGCACCTCCCTGGTCGTGATGCGCTGGCCGGTCTGTCAACTGGCAGATTTCTCGTTAGGGAAAAACGTAGCGTAGGACTGCATACGGGGCAATAGACAATTTTAACCTTGACTTCGTATATACAAAGGACTGCGTGCAGTACTCTCTGGTTGTGTCTGGTTGTCCACAAGTATAAAAACCCCCTCGACTGTGAACGCAGCATAAAACTCTCATCACAGCCTTGTCAGAGGGACGCGAGCCGCAGTAGCGTTGCCCGATGGATCACGCCGCCATCATCCAACGTCTCGGCGGAAATACCTACGTGGGGGAACGTCTCGGCCTGCATCGCACCACTGTGTCGCGATGGGCCACATTCGGCATTCCTTCAGGGTATTACGTCAGCCTGATCGCGCTCGCGGATGAATTAAGCATTCGTCTGACCATGGCGCAGCTTGCAGCAGGACATCCACGCCACGGCAAGCAAGGCGTTGAAGCTGTCCACCTTCTGCCGGAACGCAGCGAGCCGCGCAGTATTGGTCAATTGACCAAGACTAAAATTAGTCAATTGACCAAGGCTAAAAAGGTTTCACCCCAGCAGGCGAGCTAAAGCGATGAAGCGGTCAACCTTCAGGCTGACTGCGCCCGTTGTCAGGGAACATCCGCTTCAGAAGCAGATTGCCAGCACACTAACAATCGAACTCGCGCCACCAGGAAAGGTCAGCCGGTTCGGCGTCTGCTGGTTCAGCATTGATCATGCCAACTATGCCGGCGAAGTCCCCGGCGTGCGGATCGGACGCGGCATCATTGCCGGCATTCCCGACACGTTCGTGCTGTACCGCGGCCTCGCCCACGTCATCGAGATTAAGGCCGAAGACGGCGTGCTGTCTGATGCACAGCGTTCCGTCATTGCTGCTGTCCTGGCATCCGGCGGCCGCGCAGGCGTGGCACGTGATGGGACAGAAGTGCTCGCCTGTCTGGATGCCTGGACCATTCCCCGCAACCGGCGAATCAGGGAGGCATTATGAGCACGACCGTACTGCGTTCAGTGATGGACGAAGCCGAGTATGAGCGCGAGCGCCAGCGGCTGACTGACCTGTATGGCAGCGTCGATGCAAAGAGCGTCGAAGTCATTGCCAAGCGGGATCAGGCATACGCCGCACTGTACCATTCCAGCGGCTGGACGCAGGAACGGCTGGCCGAGAAGGAAGGCAAGAGCCGGATATGGATTCAGTATCGCCTTCGCTTTGGCCGTTTCATCACGTTTTCGGCGAATGTCACACCTGTGACAATCGCCCAAAATCTCACTGAGGGCCGGTTCAGAAGCTATTGGGAGCGGACTGACAAGACCGAGCCGAATGACAACGTGCGCTTTCGTGAAGTGGTCAAGCTGATGGAACAGGATGTGAGACTGCATAAGCCGCATGCGTCCAAGACGATT